GATATTGAATACTTTGGTGGCTATGGATTCAACAGAGCTCACGCTGCAAGCTATGCGATGATATCTTATGTAACTGCCTATCTCAAGATGAATTACACCGCAGAATACATGGCAGCTTTAATGAGTTCAGTTGTTGGAAATAAAGATAAGCAATCTCTATATCTATCAGACTGCAGAAAGCTTGGGATTAAAGTAAGCACTCCTTCTATTAATAAATCAGGAAAAGATTTCAATGTACTAGATGACAATAATATCATCTTTGGATTATCTGCAATAAGTGGAATTGGTGACTCAATTGCAGAAGCAATAATAAATTGTAGAGATGAAGATAAACCATATATCAATATGTATGATTTCTTTAGAAGATGCGATTCTGCCATCCTCAAGAAGTCAACATTGGAACATTTAACTTACTCTGGAGCTATCGATGAGCTCATATATGTAGACGAAGAATTAGACATTAATAGGCAAAACGAATTAGCTATTTTAGAAAAAGAAAAAGAAGAGCTAGGCATTTACGTTTCTAAGCACCCGATGGAGGGCATGGCAGAGGTAATTCGACCAATGATAGACAAAGAGATTATTGACCTATTTGATATCAATAACGGAGCTAATGTAAAAATAGGTGGAGTTATAACTGGTGTTAAAAAGATAATAACCAAAAAAGGTCAAAAAATGTTTAAGCTAAACATCGAAGATCTATCTGGTGAAATTGAAGTAATAATCTTCCCAAGAGAAGCTAAAGATATTCAAGATAATGAATTTACGCAGGGAGACGTCGTAGTCATGACTGGAGCTGTCAGTCGAGAAAATGACGATGAGCAATCTATTGTTAAGATGTTCTACAATAGTTCAGAAAAGATAAATACAGATAGAGCAATAAATACAAAATCTATTAAGTTATTACTTTCTAATCCTCCATCATTAGAGCTAGTAAAAAAGCTTTATGATATAATAGAAAATGCAAACGGTTCTGCAAATGTATATATTGAATATGTAGAAGATAACCGCAGAATAGTTTTTAGATTTAAAAAAACAACATCATTAAAAATTGAAGATAACCTTAAAGAAATAGTCAAGATAGGAAATTAAGATGACAATACCAGGAACTTACGAAAATCCAACTGATAAACCATGTTGGACAGTATGTTTTTCATGTAGCAGATGCGCTGATAAAGGTAGATACACCAAATGTAATAAGTGCAGTGGAAGATATGATCCACTTGGAAAAGTTGATCCAGATCATGAAGATTATTGTGATTGTAAAAATGGAAACCTTAGATGGAAAACTCAACAAGGCAGATTGATTATGACTAAGTTTACCACCAATCCATTTAAAGGACAGGTTAAATACGAGAAGCAGACAGAAGATGAAAGAGACTGGGATTCGTACGTAAATGACATGAGAGAAAAAATGGACAACCCATACTTCAACCCAATTGTAATAACGGAGGATTAAGAATGTTAAGAGCAGAAGCTGGAAGAATAGTAAAAGACAATATAACACTAATAGAATACGAAGAGTCTATTGTAGGTTTTTCTAACAATTACTTTTTGCAAGTTGGAGTAGTTGGTCTGCACTTTACTGAAAAGGAATTAAAAAATCTTTATACAGTGCTTAACTATTATGTGAACATAGAAGACTTTTCAGAATGCACCATCAAAGTAGGAGATGAAGATGTATCCATATCTTGAAGATGATTTCATGGAAATTGGTAACACCGGATGGGTTCCCGTAGGTGAAGGTTGTTTTATCAATAAACACACAGGACACACCATAGACGAGTTGGGTAGAGAACATGACAAGCTTGGCAATATAGTGTTTGATCCCGCT